AATGAACTATTCATTGATTCTGCCACCTTGAGAGACAACGTAGTAGCGATTGCGAAGCAACTAGGGTACAGACCCAAGAGTGCTACCGCTCCTACTGCGTATGTCTCTTTTAATGTAAATTATAGTAATCCAACAACTGATACTGAACTCATCCTGAAGAAAGGAACAGGATTTATTGCTTCTTATGATAACAACATCTATCAGTATGTTGCACTTGATGATGTAAAAGCACAAGTTGCGAATGACGTAGCTATCTTTACTGATGTTCCTATTGTAGAGGGCACACAGGTAGTTAATACATTCATATACAGTAGAGCACTTAAGTCTCAAAGATTTATTCTTGACAACAAAAATATTGACACCAATACCATCAGAGTAAAAGTATTTCCTACTGGTGGTAGTTTTAGTGAACCATATCTTGTAGCAGATAATATTCTAGGTGTAGATGGTACATCTAAAATCTTCTTCTTAGACGAGATTGAGGATAATAGATATGAAGTTCTCATGGGAGATGGTGTATTAGGTAGGAAACCAGAAGATCAATCTCGTATTGAGGTTTCTTACATGACTACTACAGGTCCTGAAAGTAATGGTGTGAAGACATTTGTATTCAATGGTGTTATTGAGAACCCTAGTGGTGTGTCTCCTGGTTCTTTCACAACAACAATCACCTCTACTACTGCCTCATCGGGTGGTGAAGAACTAGAATCAACCCAGAAGATCAAATATACCGCTCCTAAGTCATACGGCACACAGAACCGTGCAGTGACCGCTCAGGACTATGAAGCAATCGTTCGTCAGATCTATCCAGCAACCAGTGATATCATTATTTTTGGTGGAGAAGATCAAGTACCACCTGAGTATGGTAAGGTCTTCATTTCATTGAAACCAAAAGATGCTAGTTACCTTACTGCACTTACAAAACAAAGTATTATTGCAGATCTTAAAAAATATATTGTTGCATCTGTAGAACCTAAGCTAGTAGATCCTTCTATCCTCTATGTTGAGATGAATAGTAAGATCTATTACAACGGATCTTCTACTGATCAGACACCAGCGCAGATTAGAGACAAAGTAATTGGCAACGTACAGTCTTATCTTGATACTTCTGATACTGAGAAATTCAATGGTAAGTTCAGATACAGTAAGATGGTAGGTGTAATTGATGATTCTGATAATAACATCAATTCCAATTTGACATCTGTAACAATGAGAAAGGATTTCTATCCTTCTCTAAATTCTACCTTCTATTACGAGATTTGTTTCCAGAATACATTTGATAAGGATTGTGACGAACCTGTTCTTTCTTCTACTGGTTTCAGAGTCACTGAGTATCCCAATTTTGATGTGTACCTAGAAGATAGGGATGGCAAAATTGTCCTATATACACTAGATAGCGTAACTGGCGAAAAGGTTGTTCTTGACAAGGAACTTGGCGACATTGATTATGATGAAGGTGAACTTAAAATTTACAATTTGACTATCATTAAAGGTAGTTTCTTTGATAATCGCATTTCTGTAAGAGTCAAACCCCTTTCTAATGATATCAAGGCACTTCGCGAAGTGTATCTTGACGTTGACGTTGCAAATTCCTCGTTCACTGCATACAAAGAGTAAAGTAAATGCCTGCTGTAAAGACTAAGAGAATTTCCACTCTGATCGAGACGCAGCTTCCTGCTTTTATTACTGATGAATACGAACTCTTTAGTAAGTTCGTTCAGAAGTATTACGAAGCACAGGAAGTGCAAGGTGGCACTTTGGATATTATCAACAATATCCAAAAGTATGCTGATATCGATTTTTATGAAAAGAATCTTCTAACACAGAACGATATCTTAGATACCACTATCAGCGATAGTGATACTACTCTTGTCTTACAAAACGCTACATCATTTCCAAAGAGAAATGGTTACGTTAGAATTGATGATGAGATCATCTTTTACGCAACTAGAACTGATACAGAGCTAAGACAGTGCTCCAGAGGTATTAGTGGCAACACTACTCTTGGCAATCTGTACGAATCGAGTAATTTTACCAGCACTAGTGCTGCAGCACATAATTCAGGACAAAAGGTTCATAACGTTAGTAACCTTTTCCTATATGCACTTGTCAAGAATTTTGAAAGTCAGTATCTAGGTTCTTTCCCAGAGAAATATCTCAAGGGTGAAGTAGACAAGAGAACTTTAATCAAGAACATTCAGAAGTTCTATAAAGCTAAAGGAACTACAAGTTCTATTCAGTTTATCTTCAATACTATTGTTGCGAAGGATCATACTAACAAACCAGAAGTATACAAACCAAGAGATTTTACATACAAATCTTCTGAAGCAGATTGGATCAATGTATATGCACTTAAGTGTAAGGTTATCTCTGGTGACGTTAAAAATCTGATTGGAAATAAGATTGTTCAGACTGCCACTGAAGAATATGGTTATGCTGATACAACTGTAGATAACGTATATGCTGATGGTACAGCAGATAACGAAGTAATTTACAATATTGTTCTAGCACCTGAGACCGTTAATGGTTCATTTGAGGTATCTACTAAAACTAAGCTAGAGAAAACCCTGTCAGGGACTGCATCTTCGGGGAATAGAATTGATGTATTCTCAACAGTTGGTTGGGGCAAAACTGGATCTATTCTTATTGGAACAGAAACAATTACATTCAGTGATAAGAATGTAACTCAGTTTGTTATTGATGAAAGAGCGGCACAGACTGCTGTACAACATGAAGTGGGAACATCAGTTTATAAACCAGTAACCATTAGTGGTGCTGGTGTTACCTTACTGACTTTGGGTGTTGTATACAACCTACAACCATCCGATGCTCAACCATATTCTGCTACTGGGGACAAGATCCAAATCTCTAATCCAGGATTTGAAACTTCCGATTCTAAGATTGTTCAGACTGGTACTAACCAAACTAGATGGGTGTTGAATACAGGTGCTGCAGTCAATGTGCCTACGCTTCCATCGGTCGCATCCTCGCTAGATCAAGTCTCTACTAATGTGTCTGCTATCTTTGAGGATGAACAGTATTATTATATCACAGGTTCTAGCTATCCGTCACATAAAATTCTAGATGGGTCAAATGTTAATGAAACTACACTTGATCAAAAGTTGCTTCGTATCATCAGGAAGCAAGCAACCAGAACTACAGAAACATACAAGACACCAAAACGTGATGTAGGTATTGCACTAAACGGTGTTCCTTTCTACGGATATAAAGATCCAGAAAGTGTAAGATTTGGTAAGTTAGAAGAAATTAAGATTGACACTAGAGGAACTGGATATACAAAACCTCCATTTGTTCTTGTAGACCAAGTTCCTAATAAAGCTAGAGCAGTTCTTAACGGACAAGTTGTAGAACGCATTATTGTTGACACTCAGGACATTTTCCCGAGAACTCCTGATATCACTATTACTTCTGGTCGTAATGCTTCTGTTCGTGCTGTTATAACAGGTGGTAAGGTTACTAGTCTTATCATCGATAACCCAGGTGAATTCTATTCTTCTGCTCCTCTGATTAGAATTAGAGATAATGCAGGTCGTGGTAGATTTGCTGAGTATCAGGCAATTGTCAATACTGATGGAGAGATCACAGGATTTGATAAAATTGCAGAAGGTAACTTCTATAATCAGAACACTGTAGTTGTTGATGTCATTCCAGTCGGTAATGGTGCATCTGGTATTCCTCTACTTAAAGAATGGAATTACAATAGGTTTAAGAAATTAGAAGATGAACTCGATACTGAGTATGGATACATCTTTGCAAACTATAATAATGTATTAGAATATGGTTATGGATATGCTGCTAACCCTAAAGCTTTACGAGTTGCACTTAGTGACAACATCAATAACGCAGGAACTGAACCCGCTACAAAAAATCACTCACCAATTATTGGATTCGCTTATGACGGTAACCCAATCTATGGTCCATTTGGTCATGAGAACCCTCTAGATTCTACATCATCTATCGTGAGAATGACTTCTAGTTATTCTCTAAACGGAAGTCGTTCTGACGGTCCTTCATTAACACAATACCCCTTAGGTACATTTGTTAATGATTACACGTACACCCACAAAAGTGGCACACTCGATCAGAACAATGGAAGATTTTGTATTACCCCAGACTTTCCGAAAGGAACTTATGCTTATTTCCTTACTATTGATAGCAATCAAGTACCGCAATATCCATACATTCTAGGAGAGAACTTCTATTCTCTCCCAGTTGATAGTAACTACAATTCTAACATCAATCAGGATGATATTCCCAAGAATGCTAGAAGATTTTATCAAGCAGGAATGCAAAGAAACGGTGAAGGTTTTGTTGCTCAAATTGCAGAAGTAAAACAAGGAAACGTAGAACAGGTTACTGTTGTAGATTCTTCTACTAACTTTAGTATCAACTCACAAGTTTACTTTGATAACAAAGGAACTGAGGGTTCTGAAGTAGAAGCTATTGTAAAATCTGTTAAAGGTAAAGATGTATCTTACCTAGAATGTAAAGAAAATAGAGTTGTAAAACTAACAACTATTCAGAATGCGTATCTATTTGCTGATGATACACTAAACCAACCTTCGTCTGGTGCATCTGGTTCTATTGTCGGTACAGTTAAGAACGACAATATTATTGTTCTTAGAAATGTCAATGGAGTATTTGACGAGACAGGAACATTCTCTGCAACTATTAAGACATTTACTATTCTTTTAGATCAAAGAAGTTCTTATACTAAAGGTGCTATTTTAAGTTTGACTGATGGTGTCAATGCACCCATAGCTAAAGGTGAAGTGTTGGAAGGAACCTCATCTCAAAACGTTGTAGAGATTAAAGTTACTGAAGGAACTTGGATTGTCAATGATGATTACTTCCTTCAGTCTGATGATCTATTCAATACATCTGGAACTAAGGTTGTAAGACTTACTTCTCTTAGTGATGGATTGAATCCATTTGAAGTTAATCAAAGCGTTGCACTTATTGAAACAGCAGCACCTCATGGGTTAGGAATTGGTGACAAAGTTACAGTTGATATCAATCCAGATGACGCAACTAAAACTAAGACCTACTATCTAAGAAAGAGGTTGTATCAAGAAGCTATCTTGATTCCACCTAGCAATACAACTGCTATTAACTTTACTGGAATTGGTCGTTATGAAATCCTCAATGGTGGAGCTGATTATACTGCTGGTACTTACACTGGTGTTTCTCTTACTGGCGGATCGGGTACTGGTGCCACTGCTACATTCACTGTATCTGACGCTGGTATAGTTTCTGATATTCAAATTCAAGATGCTGGATCTGGGTATGAAAGAGGAGACTATCTTGGAGTTGCTGACGAGGACTTAGTAAGATCTGGTGCCTCTCAGTCTACTGCAAGATTTACAATTTATGTTGGACACGTTGGTGTTCCTGCAGGCGGTACAAAAGTTACTGTCGATAGTGCATTAGGATTTTCTGTAAATGATCTAATTCAAATTGGCGAAGAAGTTTTACAGATTGCAAGTATTACTGGTAACGATCTTATTGTTACTAGAGGAAAAGAAGGAACTTCTGATGTAGATCACTTCGATGGTCAAGCAGTAACGCTATACAAACCAAGATATAATTTTACAACTAACTATCAAATTTTTGATGGAAATTACTCTGGTTATATTCAATCTTATGATCCTGAAACTCATAAGGTCAAGATTGTATATGATTATGGAACTTTAAAGTCTACAGCTAATAGAGTAGTATTGAGTTCTAGTTTCTTTGATAGTAGTAATCCACAGAGATTAGTATCTGTCAAGTCTGCAGAAGATATTATCTACAATTTTGAATTTTCTGAAGATAATACTACGTTTGTACCTAATCCAAATATTGATTTACAGGAATTTTACAAATACAAGTTTGATACGTCTCATTCTAGTCTTACTGGGACTTACTTTGATATTAGTCCAAGTAATAACTTTAACTTAATTACTGTAGAGAAAACAGAAACAACTATTCTTCCTGGCAACGCAGGTTCATTTACTGATGTAAAGTTTGGTTTTGGTTATAGAGATGCATCTAATAACTATCAAACAAAAGTAGGAACTGACTTCACTAACTTCTACTATTTTGATAGAAAGAATGTAGTAAGTTCTGGTGGCGCATTCTTTAAGGTTATTACAGATCCATTACAAGGAACTAAGACTCTCAATTATGTTACACCTAATCGTTTTGTTTACGACGTTACCAGTCCTCCTCTTTGGGATGGTTCTGGATCCATTTCTTATACTACTACTGGTCAGTTCGCTATCGGTAAGATTGATACCACACAAATTGTAAATCTAGGACTTAACTACAAGAAAGTTCCTGTTATCATGGGTGTTGATCCAACCGAAAGTTATAGAGCGAAAGCTACTGTAAGATTTGATGTTGCAACACAAACTATTATTGGAGTAGATATTACTGAGAAAGGTTCTAACTACGTCAATCCAAAAGTTGTCATTACTAAAGGTGATGGTTCTGATGCTAGATTCAATGTCATTGCTAGAAATGGCGAGATTGCTTCTATTACTGTAGATAAACCAGGAAAAGGTTATACTTTTACACCAGAAATTATTATCATTGAAGGCGATGTAGAAGCATATGTAGAGAGTACATCTATTGGTGTTCCTAAGAGTGTTAACATCACTACCAATGGTGGTGCGTTCCACTTAGATAAAACTGTATCCTCTAGCTTTACATCAAACTATATTGTTGCTGTTAAAAACATCAATGGTAACTTTAGTATTGGTGAAACTGTACTTCAAAAAATTAATGGTGTAGAAGTATTCAGTGCAACTGTTACTGAATGGAGATTTGGATCTAATCTACTTAAACTTGCAAATGTACAAGGTATCATTCGTGAGAATGTTGCTATTGAGTCATTAAGATTCCCTGTAGATGCAATTGTTAGTAAAGTATTTGTTTCTACATTCCAAGAACAGATTTCTAGTTTCTACGATAACTTAGGATACTATACATCTGATAGAGGTAAGTTGGGTGTATCTAATCAAAAAATTACTGATAGTTTCTTCTATCAAGACTATTCATATGTTGTCAAGTCTAAGACATCTATTGAGCAATGGCGTGATCTTATTAAGTCTACCACACACCCTGCAGGATTCAAGTTATTTGGTCAGGTAGATGTAGAAGCAACTGCTAGTACAGAAATGCCTGTTGAGATGCCAAAGGCATCACACTTCAGTGTGATTCAATTATGGGATCCAACAAAGAACAAAATCACTGTTGAGAACTCAAGCAGAATCATAACTCAAAGTGTACAGAAGGTAGAAAATACAAGAATTAACAAGGCATTTGGTACTGCTGCTCCTAGTGAGTTCTTATTTAATGAAGTTCGCACATTTGAAATTGAACTTGCAGCACCGTTTGATGGATACTACGATACTGATGGAAGACTACAAGGAACTACACAGTTCCAAGTATTAGTTGGTGGTAATCCATTTACGTTAGCTTCAGAAAAAGGTTTAGTAATTACTCTTGATGGCGTAATTCAAGAACCAGGAGTTTCATACACAGTTTCTGGTGATCAAATTACATTCTCTGCTCCACCACTTGGAAATGGAACAAAACTAACTGGTGATGGTGGAGAGACTACTCCGTATAAAGGTGTTACCTTCTATGGTAAAGTATTCCAGTTTAAAGATGCACAATACAATACTAAGTATCTTAAGAAGTTAAGGAATATCTTCCAACGTGGTGGAACATGGATTGATTCCGCTAATCAAATTGAAAGAAATATTCAATTCATTATTAATGAAACAATTGGATATGGTAAGGCATCATATTCCACATTAGATTGGGCAACTAAACAAGACGATTACGAAAAAGATATTAGAGCAATTCTAGAAGCATATCAACATGACTTAAGATTTGGTGGAAACATCAAAACTATTGATTATTCTTCTATCTTTAATTCAAGTGATAATTACCTCTACATTCAGAATAACAAAACTCAGTCTATTGCTATCTTTGAGTATGCAACTAGATTAGCAAAACTTGCTATTAGAAATTGGGATTATATTGATGTTAACATCAGTTATATCCAAGGCAGTAATACAATGACTGTCAGCAATACTAAGAATCTTGCTATTGGTTTATTTGTAAGTTCTGGTAGAGCATTCCCTGTAGGAACAAAGATTGTATCTATTGATAGTGATACTCAGATCACGTTAAGCAATGCAGCACTAGCTAACTCTGGTGGTGGCGGTGGTGCTCCTGCAGGAACCACTTTACTAAGTGGCACAGCAACTACTGGTTCTTTACCAACTAACGTTGGTGCTGTTGCTCCTGGTAATACTTACACTGTGCCACCTGGTGTAACTGTCACAACACCATTCTCTTTCTCTGGTACTTCACAAGCATCATTCTCTTGGAGTGGCGTAAGTAAAGGTATGTTCTACAAGGCAGGACAACTTATTGCACTCAACAGAGAATATATTGTAACCGAATCTCTAAACTGGGCACAGACAGCATATCCTTCATTGAACTGGGGTTCTCTTGCTACCAAGTGTGGTAGAGACATTGGTCTTATCATTGATGCTTATGTTTATTCACTTAAGTTTGGTGGAAACGAAAAGATTGTCACAGCAGCACAACTTTACTATCAGAAAAAAGAATATCCATATGGTGAAGAGTTGTATTATATCTCTGGTCAATTAACAGAGACAATTGCTACGTTTGCATATGCTAGAGATCTTATGATCCAAGCAATGAGAAATCAATTGCCTGGTACAGATCCAAATGCATTAATTGATTCTATTTCTCCTGTATGTGCAGAGGTAGAAAGCACACTCAACACTTATCATGATATTGTTAATACTATTCTAACAGAAGGCAGAGGTCTTGTTGAGAAGACAAAACAGAATTCTAACAAACCTGGTAACTGGACACAAGATCTTAGCTACTCTAACTATAATATTCTTGGTGATCCACTTCTCCCTGTGGAAGAGTGCTCTACTGTAATTTCTGCAATGGACTCTCTGTTTGATAACTTAGAGGATGTGATCAGAGAAGAGTCTGTAACAAGATCTCTACCAGATTACATTGATGGAGAGACCAAAGAGTTTGAACTATATTGGGATGACAACACTGTTGTCAATACTGAAGAAGATGAAGATCTATTCCTTACAATCAATGCAGTCTTACAGAGACCAAAGTATACCGAAGGATATCCATTAGAAGATTCTTATGTAATTGATAGAACTGTAATTCCTAACAAAATTAAATTTGATGTTGCTCCTATTTGGGATCAAGATCTAGGTGCTAAGACAGTTGGAGAACCAACTGCTGTAGAAAAAGTTGTTGGTATGGGTGTAGGAAACTACAAGAGACT